TGAAATTATACCAGAGGGTGAAGCTGGTGCTATAGCTCAACAATTTGGATTTGCAGAAGAAGAAGAATTTAAAACAAGAAGAACTGGATTGAAATTAATATTAGATGAAATAAGAGATCTAAATACAGAAATTAAAAGACTTAAAAGAGATAGAAATGTAGTTGCTAAAAATCCTGATGAGTATGATACAACTGTTGATGAAATTAATAGAAAAATAGAAAACGCTGAAAATAAAAGAATTCAATTAACTAAGCGTTCTCTTGCAGGTGAAAAAACACTTCCAGAGATATTTTAGTGACAATATGGCTCAGAATGTATATAATTTATCTTTTTTAGATGATGATTACCAACCACAAGAAATAGGTGAAAAACTAAGTAAATTTTTACCAGGAAGATATATATGGAGTTTATTTCCTGAAGATAAAATTCCAAATGTTTTAAAGCAGGGGTATAATCATAGTATAGAAGGTCTTGCACATAAGGCTTTAACAGGAAAAAATTTTTATGATTTAGGTAATTATTCTCCTGGTATATTAAGTGACATAGCTTCTACTATGATTTCTTTTGTTGCATCCCCAACTGATTATTTAACATTAGGTTTAGGTGGAGCTGTTGCAAAAACTGCTGCAAAACCTTTATTAGGCAGAACAACAAATGCATTAGTAAAAGGTGGTATGCCAAGAACTGAAGCAATTAAAAGTGCACAATTAGGCATGGAACAACTCCTGCAAAAATCTGCTCCAATCTCTTTAAGAAATGAATTTAAAAAAGGTGGTTTAAGTCAAAAAGTATTATCAGAATTTGGCAAGGTTAACAAGGCAGGTAGTATAGGTAGTATAGGTTTTTACTCAGGTTTACAAAGTGCTTTAATACAAGAAGCAGAAGAGGGAGAAGTTAGTTTAGCTAAATCTTTATATGATGGTACAAAAGCAGGTCTAACTTTATATGGTGGAATGGTAGGAGGAAAAGCCTTATCATCTGCAATGACTAAAGGAAAATTTGGAAAACATATTTCTGAACTGATGAATGAAACAACTCCTCAAGCAAAGTTGGCTAGATTATCAGCAACAAAAGGTGTAGAAATTGCAAGTTTTGGGACAGCTCCTGCTGTTTTTGAAACAATAGAAGGCAACCCAAGATTTCCACATCCTGCTGAATATGCTCATGCATTAGGTGTTGTTGGAGGTTTAACAGTAGCAAGAGGTGCAGTAAAATTAGCTTCTGGTCAACCAGCAAAACAAAGAGTTACTAAATTAAAAAAAGAAGATATTGCATTAGAAGAAAAAGGTATTAAAGGGACTTTAACAAAAGAAGCTGAAATGGCAGCAAGAGAACAAGTAGGAAGAAAAATTGATATTCAAGAAGATTTTAAATTTTTTAGAACAGACGGAACAACTATTGTAGAAGCAGCTAGGATAAGAGATAAAAAGTTAAATGATATAATTAAAATTACTCTTAGGAAAAGTGAAAATCCACAAATACAAAAAGATATAGATATTGCAAATAAAAACAATTTACCTTATCAAATAAAAATATCTAAACAAGATTATATAAATAAATATAAAAACATTTCTGATGACCGTTCAATTCCAGCAAATGCAAGTATAAATCAAATATCAAAAATAAATTTTAAGGAAGCAAAAAAACTTAGTAAAGAGCAGGGTGTTAGTGATAAAGAGTTTGATATTAGATATAAACAAATAAAAGACAGAAGCCCTGAAACATTAGATGTTGAAATAAACAGAAGAATAAGAAGGTTTTACGAAGCAGAAAAAGAAATTCCTAAAATTGTACAATCTTTAAAAAAAGACCCAAAGTTTGTACAAGATGTAGCAAATGTAGAATATGGCACAACCTTTAGCAGAATTTTAGGTAAAAATCTTTATAATAAATTTATGGATTTTGCAGGTCCTGCTGAAGCATCTGTAAAATCTCCTATAGGCAAAAAAGCTTTTGATGTTTTAGACAATTTTCAGTACCAAAATAGAATTCAAATTAATAAGTATTTAGGTCCAGGTGGTTTGTTGGATAAAGCAGGTTATAATACTAAAACCCCTTCAAAAGAAAAAAAATTATTAGGTCAGGTTTTATCTAAAGAAATAAATATTAATAATTTAAAAAAAGGTCAAACATTTGTTATGGATGGGAAAAATTACAAATTTAATGTAATAGATCCTTCACGAGTAAGAAAAACATTTAATATAGCATATAGAGATGCTGTAAATGCAAAAATAGATGTAGCAAAATTTGAACCAAATTATTTTCCACGATATTATAAATCTGATGTATTAAGACAATTAAGGATAGACATAGATAATATAGCAAGAAAAGCACAAAAGCAAGGATATGAAGCTAATGAGATTTTTAATAAAAATGAAAACACAACATTAAAAAAAGAATTTAATAATTTTATCAAAAAAGAAATTAAAGAAGGTAATTATTCTAAAGATTTTAGAAAGTTAATTTACCAGTATGCAAATGTAGATGCTTTAGGAAGACCTAAAAAAACACCTCCTGGAGTTAAATTTAATTTTAAATCAAATTTTGTTCAAGGTTTTACAAAACTTAGAGAAGATACAGGCTCATCAATATTTGATAGAAACAATAATTATTCATTAACAAAAAACAGATTAAAAGAAAATAAAGTTCCACAAGAGTTACTTGAAATTAATACTGATGCATTTTTATCTAGATATTTTACATCTGTAGCAAAGTCAATATCACATTCTAAAAACTTTGGTCAAGATGGTGCATATTTAAAAGGTATAGGCTCTGCTCTTAATGCTTTAGCAAATGACCCTAGAAGCAAAGTAACAATAAAAGATTTTAAAAATTTTGAACAAATAGTAAAAATGACCACAGGTGCAATTGAGTTTGATCCTAAATTTAATTGGAGTCAAGGCACTAAAAGTTTTTTACAAGATGTAACAAGTTTTCAAGTTGGCACTAAAATTGGTTTGGGATTTGCAGTTATACCTAACCTTTCACAATTGTCAATATCAGTAGCTTTAAAAACAGGTTACGGTCCATTGATAAACGCTGCTTTAAACTATAAAACCAAAGCTGAATATAAAAAATTTGTGAATAGTGTAGCGTATAATTATAAAGATATTATGGATGCTTCAATAGGAACAAGTCTAGAAGGCTCTACTCTTGCAGGAAAATTTGCTAATCTTACAACAAATAGATTTTTTGGATTACCAATTATAGGTAAAGCTTTGTCTTTCAACAGAATTAACGAAATAAATTTTAAGATGTCTGCTGTTACAAGTTATGAATATTTATTAAAACAACAATCAATAGCTCAGGGAAAAGGTGCATTAGGCAAACTTCAATCACAAAGAACAAAAGCTAAAATGGAGTTAAAAAAAGCAGGTTTTGATGATTTTAATACAAACTTAAGTTTAAAAGACCCTAAATCTAAAACATATGATAAATTACAAAAATATGCTTTTACATTTGCTAGAGATTTTCAATTACAAAAAAATGTTTTAAGAGATCCAAAATTTGCAAACGACCCTAGATTTAGACCATTTTTCTTGTTTAAAAGATTTGGATACAGGCAAGCAGATTTATTTTCAAAGGTTTTAAGAGAAGAGGGTAAAAACCCTGCAATGTATTTAAGATTGGCAGCTTCAGGTCTTTTTGGATTAGGTTTAGTTATGCCAGCAAAAGAATTGTTGAGCAGATTCTTAGCAGGAGAAGAAATATATGACCCTAAATATAATTTAAATAATACTGTATTAGATATAAAACAAGATGGATCTATTAGTGAAGCTATATCTCAATACTCATTAAATGATGTAATTGATGGTATTGCAAGTGTTGGTGCAATAGGAACTGTAAGTGACATATTAGCAGGTGAAAGTTTTTTAGAGTCAGTTGAATTTGCTCTAAAGCCTGTTATATTTGCAGATTTAGATAAGGCTTATGATGCAACCTCTAGATTTTTTACTGATATAAATGGTTATGGCATTGGAGGTGCTTTTAAAAGAACACCAAAAAACTTAGCACCAATTTTTGGTACTGGCGTAAGAAGAGTAACACAAAGATTTGCAACAGAAAAACAAGAAGAAGATTATGTTAAGTATAGAAAAGGTTTAGTAAGAGGTCAAATTTTAGATGCTTTAGCAGTAGGTGATAACAAAACATCTATTAGATTATTAAATGAGTGGAATAGAGTATATGGGTTTCAAAATCCTATTATGTATGAAGATGTTGATTATGATGATGTTGCAAAAAGAATTATTACTAAAGCAGAGAAAAGAAGAAGACCTTAACGCACACCTGCTACCTGAAGTTCCAATAATTTTTGTTTTATTTTTTTCGTATGAGTGGACCTTTCAGAGTTTGTCATATCTTTCCAACACTTTGGTAATGTCTCTACTCTAGTGTCAAAGCCTGAAGCCATACCACAGAATATAGTTTTCGTTAGATCATTTTTATTTGTTTTGGGATTATAACAACTTTTTGTAGCAACTGCACACTTTTTATTAATTTTTGGGCAAAAATCAAACATTGAGAAAAAAAAGTATGTCTAAAATCGATGATATGAAACTTTTATAAAGTTTTTGATATAAAGGTAGGCTATATAAATAAGTATCTATATAGCCTATCCTACGCATTAAAAAGGGAGTTCAACCTCATCATTAGCTTTTTTAGGTGCTGAAGGTGTAGCAGCTACTCCATTTGGTACATATGGCTCACTTAAAGTAATGTTTATCATTTCATTACCATTTTTATCTGTGTTTCTCCATCCTGCAGCATCATATGTTTCACCATTTATAACTACTGATTTGTTTGTAAAGTCAGGTTTAGTGTCTTTATCTTTGTAGTTATTGTGAAACAATGCTATTTTTATTTTATCCATTTTGTGTCTCCTATGTTAAGTCTTTGCAGGTAATGCTTGGAGAAGGCGATAACAATAAAAAAACTCCAAGGGGGAATCATTACCTGCTAGTGTTAATTAAAAACAGAACTTTTGCATGTATGGTTTCTAATGTAACACATTAAAAATTTAATTTTTTAGAAAGGTTGTGTAGGAATAAAAAAAGTTCAGCAGGTATTGATACCATCAATGGACCATGGTCTGCTCTAAAGAAAACACCTTGTTCTTCTTTTTCAGGCATTACCCAAGCAGGTACACTCTTTCTTCTTTTACATCCATAAAAGTTTTCTTCTATTTCTACATCACCTTGTTCATGTTGTGCACCACCTCTATCTCTGTTGTGTGCAATTAAATCGTATTGTTTAGCTAGATTTACTACTTGTCTTTGTAGTTCTGCTCCTCTTTGACGATTCCTTCTTCCCATCTGAACTTTCTTCGGATCTTTTGCTTTCATTTTTTAATACCTCTAATTGTTCTTTAACATATTTTTCAAGTTTTTCTACATCGTTATTCATCTGTATATACATACCTAATGTATTTTTAATTTCTACAAATAGTTTTTCTAAATATCTAACATAGTTATATGTATCTACAGAAAACTTTCCTAATTCTTTTATTGTGGGTTTTCGTTTATTTTTGACCATACATTTTAAATTCCTTTAAATAATTCCAATCTATAACAAAATATCTAAATCCATTGTCATGGTATCTACCAGTTGCAAAATTATTTTTTAGTTTTATATCTCTATATAATTTTTCAAAAGGTATGATAACTGCAACTTGCTTATCAAAGTCATATGCATAAATCATTACATTTAATACTTTCATCCACCATTCATAAATTTCTATATCATGTTCTTTAAGTTTAAACTCTTGGTTAAATCCTTTAACTTCTATAAAAGATGCTTCTTTATTAATAGCAATATAGTCAGGCATTGACCTTAAAGTAGGTGGTATTTTTGCAAATAAATCTTTTGGAAAGGGACTATTCTTTTCATCAAATCCAACCCTTTGATACACAATGTTTCTCATTTTAAAAAACTCTTCTGCTTTTACCTCTGCTACATTAATGTTTTTGTCATTTCTTTCTTGATATTGTTTTAATGCATCTTTTAATTCATCCATTATTGTTTTCCTTATCTTGTATTAAAAGGTCTAAATACTTTCTTGCTTTGTATAAATCTTCTAAACCATTTTTATATTTATATCTTACAATATATTTAATAATATTACCTTCACAAAAATTCATGCCCCAACTTAAAATAAATTTTGTAACCTCTACACCCTTTGTATAATATGCAGGGTTGATTACATCAAGAGTTTTTTTATTATTCACACTTTTCACAAACCATTTCTCTTTCTTGTAACTCGTTTTCTATTTTTAGTTGTGGTAAGTTTGGTCTTGTTTTATCAAGGTTTTTGTTTATTTGATAATCTCTAGCACCTTCTAAAATCTTTTCAAAATCTTTTATTAAAATATCAAGATCAGTTAGGTCATTGCTTTTATCGTCTTTAGTAATTTTTAAAGATGCTAATGTTTTATTAAGCTCAGCATAGCTGAGCTTAATAGTTATGATACATTCGTTTAAAGAGTTATTCATTAGGCAAATCCTCACCTGCATAGATGTATAAACCTGCTCCAAATAAAGCCAAGTTCTTTGTTAAACATCTCATAGTAGAAGTGTTTATTTGAAATGAGTTAACTTCCATCAATGCCCTATTTCTATTATCTAAAACTGGGTGGGTAAAATATTGTTTTACACCATCTATTTCAACCCAAGTTTTAACATAAAAACCTGATGGAGTTTCCATGTAAGGTCTTTTTTCTGTAATTACAACATTCTCTTTCTTGTAACTCTTTTCATACTCTTCAACACCCCAAGTCATGCCAGGATATTTTTTCTTAACAACTGAAACTATATTAGCCCAACTAACATAATTAAAGTTACCTTTCTTTTCTACATATTCATTTACATTTATAGCAGATAAAGTTTCAAATACATTATCTACTTTCTTTTTACTTTCAGCCATATTATCTCCTTTTTTTATGGTTTAAATGGAGCCTTGCAACAAGGACTCTCTTTCTGTGTTTCATAGTCGTATCTAAAATAATAATCTTTATCACATTTAGAACAATGTGCTAATATCCTACCATTTATGACTCTGAATTCTTTTTTTTCTTCATCTATTTCTACATCAATCTCCCCATTGAGATTAGGATATTCAGACTTTGCTCTTCTATGTCCTATCTTTTGATGCTTGTTAAAATTTTTAAATTGAATAACTATATTTTCTTTCCATTCAATCATCCCTGCTTTTTGTAATGCGTTTAAGTTTGATCTCATCTTGTTTACTTCAAAATCTTTGTATGCAGGTAGCATTTGTAAATGTAATTCTTCTAAGTTCCCATTGACTCTACCATAATCATCTGTAAATGGTAGCAGTCTCATAAACAACCATTGTTGTGATATGGTTAATTTATTAAACTTAATATCTATTGCTATCTGTCTACTTAAAATTCTTCCTCTTGCCATCTGTGTATCCCTCTCCACAATGTTCAAAATAATTGCAATAATTACATTCCCATTTTGCTCTTGGTGCAACACCTAATTTTATTTCGGGTTCGTAATTTACTTGTTGCTTTACATTAAACCAATAACTTTGTGCTTGATTTATATAATTTTTGTCTACTTGTATCTCATGCATCTCAGATGTATCTTTATTATAATATAGTAAAGACATCTTTGATAGTTCTTTGCCACTTTTTTGTTCATACCAATACCCATATGTGGCTAGTTGTAAATAATAATTTATTGGTTCGTTAAATCTATTTAAATCTCCACTAATACTTTTAAACTTTTTATGATTGCAAGTTTTAATATCATACAATTCATTGTCTGAAACCACTAATAAATCTAAAAAACCCCTGACATTCCAACTATCTATTTGTATTTCTTTCTCTATGTAAACCTCTGTATTAGTGTCTTTAGAGTGTAACAATACTGCTTCTTGTATGTCATCATGTACTAAATTACCTAATCTAAATAAACGCATAGTATCTTTAGAAAAAGGTGGCTCAGGAACTTTTTCTACATGACGATAGTATTGTTTTCTTACACAAGTACCTGCTGAACTTGCGTGAAACCAATGTTCCTTTCCTTTATACCTATCATCAGTATTCTTATCGTTTAAAGAACTGATATATTTGTCATAGATTTCTACTATATTCACTTTTTCTTTGTGGCTTTTTTAGGTTTTTTTATTGTGGATTGTTCGTATGCTTTATCTGTTAAGAGTTCTTTAATATGATTTCCATGTTCTTCAACTATATTAAATAATTCAAAAACTTTATCCCATATATCATCTATATCTTTATCACATTCATCTAATCTTCTTTCAACTCTGTTAACAAAACTCATAATATCTCCTAGTTTGCGAGGTAGGGTTTTAATGTAATGGGTGTATTAATAATAAGGACTTTACCTTTTTTACGACTCTTTGCAAAAAAGTTTACACCCATTAAAAGAAAGAGAGAGTTGTTTAGGTTTAGGTTAATATAGGAATAAATAACATCTGAGGAAGATGTTAAGGGCAACTCTCTCTTTAAATCTTTTTTTATTCCTTTAACCATATCTTTAATTTAATACTTCTGCTTTATGTCACCAAATAATTTTTTTGGGTAGAAGAAATATCTCTCGCAGGGCATTAACATAAAAAATAAATAGCATTTGTTTTTTAGTTAATTAAATAGATCTTCTACCCAATTTTTTATTTATAAATATATCTACCTACAAAAACCCACCAACCATTTCCGTGTTCTTTTTTTATCTGTTTAATTTCTTGTTGTGATTTTTTATCAAACGGATATCCTTTAGGTACTTTCCAACCTCTTCCGTAATAGGTGGCACATTTGTATTTATCTTGAGGTCTCATTTAATTAATTCCTTTTAAAGTATCTTCGAAAGTTTTAGCAGTATCTGCATTTTTTATTTTATTTACACTTCTAGTTATATCTGTTCTTTTTGTAAAGGGATGATAAATAATTTTTTCTATTGGACCATCTAGGCAAACCAAAGCAAATAAATTAATATCATCTTTTTCATACGAACTACACTTTACTTTTCTTTTTGCTTTCTTTGTTTGCCATCTATACATTTTTGATGTATATGTTTTATTCTGTGGTTTTCTGTAACTAGGTTTTGTTCGTATTGTTTCAGTTGTTTTGACTTGTATTTTATAAAACTTTTTATTGTATTGAAATACTAAATCATAGCCACATCCATTC